TGGCGAACCTGTTTTAAGTTATAAATAACTTATGTTATGACAAAAGGGGTACATTGTACCCCTTTCTTTTGATTGAAATCTTATTCGTATAAATAAGGTATAGGTCGCGGAACTGCGAATTCCCACCTATTCTAAACATTTATCCAACTATTACAGGAACAGTTATGTCCAGCAATTCTATTTATTCTATTAAAGATCGTCTACTTGAATACAGACACGACAATCCTAATAATAGAAATAAGAATATCAATGACTCCCAGTTGAAACAGGATTTACTAGATCATCCAGAATTCCCCGATCTACCAATCAACGAAAAAGCAGCGGCGATAATTCTTGGTAAAATTCCAACATGTGAGTGTGGTAACACAGTAAAATATGTCGGTAAAATAAAAACTGGCATTAATGGCACATCGTTTGGTGGATGGGCTGAGTTTTGTTCTACCAAATGTGCTAGATCTTCTTCTAAGACTGTATCTAAAAGAAAACAAACTATACTCGACCGTTATGGTGTCGACTCTTGGGCTAAGTCGGATTTGGCTAAAGAGACATCTACATTACTTTGGTCTGACGACAAGAAACATCGGTATAATGAAAGAACAAGACAAACATCTTTAGATAGATATGGCGTTGATCATTATAGCAAAACCCAGGAATACATAGACAAAAGAACTGCTACAACTTTAGAGCAAACTGGTGGTCTATACACTAATCATTTTCAGAATGTCGTTAAAATAAAACAGATCAATAATAAAAAATATGGATTTGATTACTACACACAATCACCGGAAGGAAGATTATCTCTTTCGGTGAACAACGCGATGAGGGTACCAGAAATAGCACTGAAATCTTTGTTATCAAGAAGAAGTAAAAAATTCTCACAAGTATTTTACGATGTTCTATTATCGGACGACTCGATTACATTCAAATCATTCATCGATGATTTAGTAATGGTTAATGGATATAATCATAGGCATCAGATAGCAAATCATTTAACCATAAGTTATTCATATCTCAATAATCTAATGAGAAAATACGGTATGAATAATGATTATCTTTCTCTTGGTACTTCAAAATCATATAAAGAGCAAGAAGTGGTAGACTTTATTTCTAGTCTGGGTGTTTCAATTAAACGAGGTGATAGAACTATTTTAAATGGTAAAGAGATTGATATATTGATAGAATCGCATAAATTGGGCATTGAATTTGATGGAATACGGTATCATTCTGTTTACACCGGCAACAAAGATAAAACATATCACGTAGATAAGACTGATTTGGCAGAACAGAATGGGTATCAATTGCTACATATATTCGAGAATGAATGGGACGATGTAACCAAACGAGAAATTTGGAAATCTATAATAAAATCTAGGTTGGGTTTATCCGATAAAAAGATACCTGCTAGGAAATGTGTAGTAAGAGAAATTTCTTCTATTGATGCCCGGGAATTCTTTGATGCTAATCATTTATCTGGTTTCGTCGGTGCGTCTAATCACATTGGATTGTTTTTCAATGGCGAATTAGTGTCTGCTATTTCTTTTGGGCAATCCAGATTTGATAAATCCGAGACTGAACTATATCGGTTTGCCAGTACCGTAAACACACAAGTAGTCGGTGGGTTGAGTAAACTACTGAAGCATATACCCAGCGAAAATCTGATTTCTTTTGCTGATAGAAGAATCAGTGGAGTTGATTCTGTTTATTCTAAATTCTTCAAGAATAGAAAAACGCTACCACCGGCTTGGTGGGGATTTAAAGTTGGGACGACTGACTTGAGGCATAGACTGTCTTACACTAAACAAAGATTCGCTGATATGATCGATGATAAATATGACAATAACCTTTCGAGTTTAGATAACATGTTCAATAATGGATATGATGTTATCTATGATTGCGGCAACTATAAATTTTATAACTAATTATGACACTAAATCTAACCTGTCCAGTACCGACAAATATCAATCCACTGACTAGCAATGGATTCAATTTCAACATCACAAAAATTCCAGAGGTATCTTTTTTCTGCCAAGAAGTGAATCTGCCGGGTATTTCTATTCAGAATGTAGAAGTGGCATCCCCGCTATCTATGATACATCTATCTGGAGACATGTTAAACTATGATGAATTGTCTATTCAATTTCTAATTGATGAAAATATGAATAACTATAAAGCAATCCATGATTGGATAGTTGGATTAGGATTTCCTGTAGACCACACCCAGTTTTCTAGGTTTATAGACGGTCAGAGTGTTGGTTATACAAGATTATCTAAAGAGTCTTCGGATGCTACATTACAAATTCTGAACAATACAAATAACGCATCGCAAACGATTAGATTTGTTGATGTTTTTCCAACCAGTCTTAGTTCTATGTTGTTTCAATCTACCAGTACAGATACACAATACATAGTAGGTAATGCTACATTCAAAATAGCACGATACGAATTTATTTAATATAGGATTTTATTATGACGGTTGATGACATTTTAGAAATGTGGGATAACGATTCGGTTATGGATGATAATCATATCAGTGATGAATCCATCAAAGTACCCAAACTACACGCTAAGTACGTTAGGTATACCATCGAAGCAAAACTTAAAATCACTAAGTATCAAAATGATTTTAATGTTTTAAAGAAAATCAAATTTAGGTATTATCGTGGTGAACTGACCAGAGACGAACTAATTTGTTATAAATGGGATCAATGGCAGGGGTCAAAACCCATGAAAAATGAGATGGATCAATTCCTTGAAGGCGATACCGATTTAAATAATATGAAAGTTAAGATAGAATATCTCCAAACGATGGTGTATCTACTAGAGTCAATACTGAGCCAGATCAAAGCAAGAGACTGGCAATTAAAAACTGTTCTTGACCATCAAAAATTTCTAGCAGGTAATTAAATCACTGTGTATAAACATAGTATTCACATCAAACGCTAACACAGTTAGTGTACACCATAAGTCAACCAGTTGTCAAGCACTTTTTGAAAATAATTTTATGATTGTCGTAGAAAAATACAACGAATCACATATAAGAGTTTTCTCTGATGCCGGTATCGAACAAGAATTATCAGATTTTTTCAAATTTCGTGTAAAGGGTTACCAATTCACGCCATCGTATAAGGCGAAGATGTGGGATGGTTACCTGCGACTGTACAACCTAAACACAAAAATGTTGTACACTGGATTGCTCAGTTATGTGATAGAATTTGCTAAAAGAAATGAATATCCAATAGAAGTACCAGAACACATTCTAAAAACAAATGGTTACACAATTGACGATATACAAAAATTCTCAACAACCCTGAATTTGTCGGCTAGAGGACAATCAATAGTTCTTCGAGACTATCAAGTTGAAGGCATACACCACGTGTTGAATGTCAATCGAGCAACACTTCTATCACCAACAGCATCCGGTAAATCTGGCATGATTTACGCAATCATGCGTTGGCATCTAAACACTGATCGAAAAATCCTACTGGTAGTTCCAAGTACATCTTTGGTAGAACAGATGTATGCTGATTTTGAAGATTATTCGACGTTCAATGGTTTTTCTGTTAATGATAATGTTCAGAAATTATATTCCGGGTTCACAAAAGATTTCACGAAAAAAGTTCTCATTTCAACCTGGCAGTCGTTACTGACTATAAAACAAAAATCATTTTTTCAATTGTTTGATGTCGCTATAGTAGATGAGTGCCACTTAGCAGCTGCAGCTTCTATAACTGGTATTATGGAGAAATGTTCCAATGCTAGATATAGAATCGGTACGACTGGTACTATAGATGATAGTTCAAAAACAAATAAATTAACATTAGAGGGTTTATTTGGACCCGTTTACAAGGTAATAACAACAAGGGAGTTGATTGATCAAGGTTCAGTCGTGGATTTAAATATAAAATCTATAGTTCTGAAGTATGACGATCAAACCAGAAAAATGTTCAAAGGTACCGAGTACCAGAAAGAACTTGAATGGTTGGTATCAAATCCAAAACGAAATAAATTTATACGGAATCTTGCTATTTCCACCACTGGAAATACTTTGGTACTGTTTAATTACGTAGAAAAACACGGTAAAATTTTACATGATATGATTCGGTCTAAAGTTCACAACGATAGTCCGGTCTATTTCATACACGGTGGTGTTGATACTATCGATAGGGAAGAAATACGTAATATTGTAAAACAACATGGGCGAAATAGGATTCTCACATTCGGTGATGTTAGGATTGAAGTTTCGCACGATGAAATTGTACCACTGGTGGATGGTGGTAGTAAAAAAGGTATAGATATTACTACTGATGACGATATTTGTTCAGTGTGGGTCAAATCAAAATTAAATACATAAAACTGGTAGTCGCGTTGTATCAGCATCCACTACCTCTAATCATGTCCAAGGAAGGCAAACTTAGAAAATCTAAGAAAGTTGCTGTTTAGAATCAATTTAATATAAACATAGTATTCACATCAAACGCTAACACAGTTAGTATACACTATAAGTCAACCAGTTGTCAAGCACTTTTTGAAAAAATTTACTTGACAGTTCACAACATTTCGTGTAAAATTATAATAATAAACTAAATGGAATTATAATGAAACCAGATAAAATAGAGGATGGTAAAGGTGCAATTATTATAGCGTCCTATGGTACACTATCCACAGGCACAAATATTCCAAGTATAAAAAATATAATTTTTGCACATCCATCTAAATCAAAGATCAGAAATCTACAGTCAGTTGGTAGAGGCCTTAGGTTAGACGACGGAAAAACGAAGTGTACCCTTTACGACATCTGCGATGATCTACACTGGAAGTCTTGGAAAAATACAACCTTGACACACGCGATGGAAAGGTATAAAATATATGCTACTGAACAATTTAACATGAAAATAATAGAGGTGAATTTGTAAATGATAGACCATGATTATATCGTAATAAAAATGGTGACAGGCGATGATCTGCTTTGTCTAGTAGTTGATGAGGATGATGACAAGTTTTGTATTTTATATCCAGTGAAGATGGTATCATCGATTGTTGTTGTAGATGGGAGAGAACAAGCGGTTACGGCTGGTGTTAGTTGGTGTAAATATACAGATGACGAGGTATACACGATCTGGAAAAGCGATGTTATTTTTGCCAAACCGATGAACGATTCTTCCATTGAGTATTATAAAAAGTTGATTGATGTTGAAGCAGTATTGAGCGATGATAATTCTGATGACTTGACTACAAATATATCAACTGCGTTTCACTAATAGGAATATATTATGTCTAAAACAAAATTACAGTATGTTGATAATCAAGAATTCTTTGAAGCAATGAGAGAACGCATTGCTCTAGTAAAAGCAGCAAAAGAAAATGGCGAGCCACTACCTCGTGTATCAGAATACATCGGTAGTTGTATATTTAAGATTGCTACTAACTTTGCCAACCTAAAAAGTTTTAGTCGGTATCCGTTCAAAGAAGATATGATATTAGATGCCGCTGAAAACTGTATTAGGGTTGTCGACAATTTCGATGAAACTAAAACACAGAATCCGTTTTCATACTTCACGCAAATCACATATTTTGCGTTTTTGCGACGAATCGCAAAAGAAAAACGTCAGCTATTCATCAAGAGTAAGTTGTTGACATCAAGCGCACTTGATATATATGAGTTACAAGAACATGACGAGTCTGAGGAATTTGTCAATAATTACATCGAATATATGAAAGCATATAATAACTTCGATGGTTCTTCTTTTGAAAAGAAATCTAGAGATAAGATCACTAAAAAACAACCCAGTGGATTAGAGGTATTTTGTAATGAATCATCACCAGAGACGCAGGTTTCAATCATTCCTGATAATGATAAAGTCGTCACGAATCCGTAAAAGAAGAACATCTTTATTACGAAATTAATGGATATTTTATGAGTTCAAAAGTGTTACTGGTCACCGACCAACATTTTGGCGCCCGCGAAGGTTCTACTATCATCCTAGATCACCAGAGGTTGTTCTACGAAAATGTCTTCTTTCCGACGATAGAATCATTGAATATTGATACCGTGATTTGTCTTGGTGATATTTTCGATAAAAGGAAGTATACCAACAATTTTGTTATCGATCAATGTAAAAAATTCTTTTTCGATGAACTTCAAAAAAGAAACATTACCTTCTATATCATAGTTGGCAACCACGATTGCGCTTTCAAAAATACATTATTTCCTAATACTCCCGACACACTTCTTGCTGAATATGATAATGTTTATGTAATATCATCACCAGAAGTAGTATCTGTGCTTGGATATAATGTTGCGATGATTCCGTGGATTTGTCAGGATAATATTGATGCTGCGTATGATGTTATCAACAATTCGAAAGCAGACATTTGTATGGGGCACCTAGAAGTTTCTGGGTTTCAAATGTATCGAGGGGTAGATTCGCACGGTGGATTAGAACCGTCTATGTTTGATAGATATGATTGTGTGTTTTCTGGGCATTACCATCACAGATCAACTAAAGGTAATATCACATATCTCGGAACACCATATGAATTGACATGGCAAGATTATGGTGATCCAAAGGGATTTCACATTTTTGATTTCGAAACAAGAAAACTGGAATTCGTCGAGAATCCAAATACCCTGTTCATCAAAATAGAATACAATGATCTGGATCAGAATCCAATTGATCTTGGTCCACTAAATCTTCAGAATGTATACATCAAACTGATCGTTGTAAATAAAACTGATTACTACCGATTTGACCAATTCCTGAACAAGTTGTATACTAAAGGAGCATATGAAGTAAAGATCATCGAAGACATTGGTGATTTCTCTAGTGGTGAAATTGATGATACCATAAAACTGGAAGACACCCATTCTGTTTTGAATCATTACATCGAATCGATTGAAACTGATGTCGATAAATCAAAATTGAAAAGTTATATCCAATCACTGTTTACTGAAGCAACAAATTTAGAATCATAAATGGCTACGATAAATTTTACTTCAATTGAGTATAAGAATTTTCTATCTACAGGTAATTCATCTAATAAAATCCTGCTGAATAAGTCTAGGACTACACTCGTGGTAGGGAAAAATGGAGAAGGAAAATCTACGATATTGGATGCCATTACGTTTTGTCTGTTTGGTAAACCTTTTCGTGATATAAAACTCGGTCAATTGGTAAATTCAATCAATGGAAAACACCTTGAGGTTTCGGCTGAGTTTACGATTGGATTAAAAAAATATAAAGTGGT